CATCATGTATAAACTCCATTAACATATTTTGCTCTGTTTGTTTTTCTGTTTGTTGTTCTTCTGTCATATATTATTTTTCTATAAAGATATAAAAAAAAAGGTGTTAAATTAATAACACCCTTTAAATTTAAAATGGTAAATCTCCGCTTTGACTGTCGACTGCAACAGCCAGTTTTTCATCTTCACGCTCTGCGACTTCAATTTTACCGTCAGATGTCCATATTACCTTTCCATTACCTAAATATGTTTTTGGCATTTTAGCTTCTCTTTCTTCCTTTGTTTGACTGTCTATAAACGCTACATTGTTCCCGTAACGTGTTTCATCTTGTACTGCAATAGTAAAATTGTAATACACTGCGTTGTCTTTGCCTTTTATAAATTTTTCCTTTGGCAATTTGTCTACTCTAATTGATCCATTAATTAATGTACTCATGTTTATTTAATTTAAGTTAATATTTATTTTTTTTTAAAATCTTCGCTTTCATCTTCTCCAAAAACTCCCAAACTGTAAAAACCTGTCAGTTTTAAAACTGCTCTTGACAATGCACGCTTTTCGGCAAGTTCCATTACATAATGAGACATTGTGTTACCGTCAGCAAAATTTTTACCTCTTAAAGCACTACCGTAAGTTTGTATTATGTTTTGATCTTTTTTGTTTAATGCTGCTGTTGCTTTGACAACTGCAAAATCTTTCTCGCATTTTATAACATCAAATTTAATTAATATTTGTTCTTGCGCTTGTATTTTTTCTATTCCTTGTCTTGTAATAATTACAAAATTTTTGTGTTTAAATACATCTGTTTTTTCTAAATTATACTTTTTGTATAACTCAATTAGTTTGTCTCGTTCCATTTTGTTATATTAAATTGTTTACTTGTAAGATTGCCTTTAATTCTTCTATTTTGTTTTGTAAGGCTTCAACTCTAAACTGATATTCAGTTATTAGTTGGTTTGTAGTCTGATTGCTAAAGTTTGTTTTTAACATTTGTTTTGTTTTTAAATTAATAATTGTAAAGGTATAAACAATAATGTTAATAAAAAAGGAAAAAGGGGAAAAATATTTTTACGTATTTAACCCCCTCTTAAAGTTTCACATTGCTAATGTATAAAAAATAAATTTTATAAACAAAAAAAGGGGTACATTTCTGTAACCCCTAAACAAAATTCAACAAACTAAAGCAAAGATACTGTTTTTACTTATTATCTACCAACTTTTTATATTTTAATATCATATCTTCAATTTCATTATTTGTAAATTTTACTACTTGTTTTGATTTTATATATAATTCATCTGCAATACCTGCATAATATTTCTCATCTAAATTTTTACCAAAAATAAATTGTTCGCCAAATTTAAAAACATTACAGCCTGCGCATTGTACTTGGCAATTTTGTTCGTCCCACCTTGTCGCATAATGTTTCCTGCTTTGAAAATGACCGTTTTGCAATTTCTTCCAATGATCCTTTTTACCACATGTAAAACAAACTGCATAACCGTCAACAGCATTTTTTAATCTAATGTACTGACTGAATACCGCATCTAACTTTTTAACTAATTTACTTCTGCTTTGTTTTTTTTTTGTTTTTGGTATTTTTTTAGATTGCATTATCAATAACTTCTATTAATTGTCGCAATTCGCTTAACTCAAATTCTCCAATTACAATCCCCTTAATTGATAGCATGTAATGCTCTTTTCTAATTTTTAAACATTTAGTTTCATTCATATTTTTGTTTTTTTTAAAAAAATGTAATAACTTTGAATTTTTTATAATTTAGTATTTTATCTAAATATGTATATAAAAATATATTCTATAACAAATATAAATAAATATAAATGTATATATATATAAATAAAAAAATATATCTAAATAAATATATTAATAATAAAAATATAATGAGTTTGGCAATATATTCTATTTCTTTTGTGATATAAATTTATATTTTTCAACTCCACGAGATCCAAAATAAGCCACATAGCAAGTTATTAAAAGACTTTTAAGCAACTCAATCCATTCTGTATTTACACCAAAATCAATGTCTAAACTATCAAGTACAATTAAAAAAATCATTGATACAGTAAGAAATATTAAAGTCATTGGACGAGTATTTTTGCTTAAATAACTATCGCTTGACATGTCGGCTTGCCAACGTTTGCTAACTTCTTGCGCTTCTATTATATCAAGTTCAATAAGTTTTAACGCTTCTTCTTTGTCTTTAGGTGGTATTTTATTGTCGTTTGTTATAAGTTGTTTAACCATGCCTAAAACACCTGCATCGGGCAATAAGTCGCTGGCAACTCCTAAAATGTTTGGTGCTGCTTTTACTAAAAATTTACCAACTTTTGTGTCTTTAAACTTTTTTTTTGGCATTACTTCTTTTTTCTTTTATTAAGTAAATACCACTTTTGTACTGTGTAACCTATTGTCACTAATACAAGTATAATTTTTAATGCTATGTCTATATTTGTCATTGAAATTCCAAATGCTCCTATATTTATAAGTAATGTCTTAAAGTCTGTTATCATTTTTAATATTTATTAAAATTTGTTTTCTAAATATGGGTAATTGTGAAAAAAATGTATACCCTCTTCTTCAATATCAATAGCAAATGTTAACCATTCGGTTGGGTGGTCTGTAACTTCATCATTCCAAAGCACATCGACTTTGTATTTGTCATCTATTACACCAATAAAAGATATTGTATTTATATTATTATCAACGCTTGCTAAAGCAATTTTAAATTCTTCATTATTATTAAATTCGTATTTTCCAACTTTCATAATTAGTCTGTATTTAGTCTGTATAAGTATAATATTTTCCTTTTCGCCTTGTAACTAAAACTTGTTTTCTGTTTTTCTTTTTTGAAACATAGGAAACGTGTAACCATTTAGGTACTGCACCATACTCCCATATAAGCTGGTCAAAGTCTAAATTATCTTTTATGTAATGAAACATATCTAAATTTGTTTTGCAGTCGTCTTTTTCGCAAGTCATACTTGTAATGTCTATTGCTTGACCTTTTAAATGACTACTTTTTGCACTTCCTTTAATTGCAGTATTTAATTCTTTTGATCTAAAAAAACTGTTTACTTTTATAGGACAACCTACCCATTCACGTAATGGCTCAAAAACTTTTTCAGCTACAGTTTTCATATTTTTAAGATTAGCTTCTGTTGGCTCGTTTTTAATACCTAAAGAATTTGCAGTGTTTGAATATGTCCCCTCTTTATAGCTTATATGTTCACTTATTTTCTCCATTTTCTATTTGTTTAATTTGACCGTTTGCTAAATCAATATTTACTTCGCCATATTTTTTTTCAAGCACTTTTTTGTTTTCTTCAACTTCTTGCAATAATTGTGCGTACATGTGATTTAACGTGTGTATTTGTGTTTGCAGTAAACCTAAATCATTAAGTATTGCTTTTTTTCTTTGATCTTGTTCTTGAATTAATGTTAATTCTTCTTTTGTGATTTTTGACATTTTAATATTTTTTAAAGTTATTTATCAAAGATATTAAATATATCAATACCTGCATCTGCTAAAACCTGCAGGTATTCTTCCTCTGTATTATATATTGTTAACTGTTCCCACGCTGTAACCATTGTTTGCTGTGGTGTAACTAAACCATACGCCATAATTTCGCTTTTATCGTTATAAGCTATAAACCATTTATTGATTGTTGGAAAATCTATTGTTGCCATATTTTTTTATTTATTGTTGTCCACCGTCTGTGATTGTCCAACGTCTTGAAAAACTTCTTAAAGTATTTCTATCGCTTGTTGCTGCGCTTGTATATTCAACGCTTCCCATTCCTAAAGTAACATTACTTTGTCCTCCGAGATTACAATTTTCTAATATTGTGTCATATTTTGTAGCATCGTAATTTGCTGCACTTTTTCCTGCCATAAAATTTGACATATCAGTAATGCTTGAAAAGTCCCAATCTAACTCTTGATTAAAAGCAGTATTTGATTGAAACATGCTTGTCATTAAAGTAACATTTGATGTATCAAAATTTGATAGCGATTGATTGTAAGAACTAAATGCAAACATAACACGCATATCTGTTGCACTTGATGTGTCCCACGCATTAACTGATGTATTATAACTTGATGTATAAGCAAAACAATATCTAAAATCTGTAACATTTGAAACGTCCCAATTACTTAAACTATCATTAAAACTTGTCACGCCATTAAATGTATGTCTCATTGATGTAACGCTGCTCACGTCCCACTCATTTATAAATGGTATTGTTGTTATGCTTGTACAATCTCTAAATAAATTATTTAAACTTATTCCATTTATTTTTAAAGTATCTTTTAAATCTGATGTGCTTAAATTTAAGCAATTTTGAAACCTTATTGCATTAAATGTTTCTTTGCCAAATGCAATTAATTTATATACAGCACTCGCATAATCATCAAAATTTAAATCGCTTATTTGCCCTGCAATTTTAATATTGTACGTTCCGCCTGTTGAATAAGTATGCTCTCTATTTGCATAACTATTTGTACTTGTACTTCCGTCTCCCCAATAAATAGTGCCTGTATATGTTCCCCCACTATCATAGCCTAATGCAAAAGTAAGTTTAGGAGCTGAAAGTTGTATTTGTATTTCAAAGTCCCAATTATTCCAAACTAAATTTGTGCCTAAATAAGCTCTATTTATTTCAGTTGTACCCTTGTATAATTTACTTGGTGTGCCTGTTCCTAATTTTAATGCCATATTAAGTAATTATATAAAATGTTGTTGCTACCTTAGTCCCTCCGTCATATTCTGCTTGCGTTAAACTAACTACGTTTATAACTTGGTCGCTTCCTGTTGGCTCTCCACTTACAATGCTATCAATCGTGTTTACTTCTGCACCTGTTTCAATACCTCCTAACTTTGTGCTTGATGTACTGTCAAAAGATATTTTATTATTGTTGTTACTAATATCTGTTGCTTGTTGCGCACTAATAACTGTAGTATCTCCTGCTAATGCAGTTGTTGATGATGTACCTAATTGCAATAATGCAGTATCTCCTGCCAACGCTGTTGATGCAGTAGTACCTAAAACCATATATTTATTAGTACCCTCTGCTACATTACTTGTAGTTAATGTTACAGCACCTACATTTCCGTTTACGCTGTCAACTGTATTAACTTGCGCACCTGCTTCAATATTTGTTAATTTTGCACTTGATGTTGCATCAAAAGATATTTTTGCAGTGTTATCAGCAACATTTGTATTTCCTGATACTCTTGCTTCTGTGTAATAAAGATTAGTGTTTTCTGCTATATTTGCAGTTGTCAAAACTACTGCGCCTGTTAAACTGTTAACACTATCTACTGGAGCAGCACTTGGTATGCTTGGTTTGTTAAGTATTAAAGCATCGCCACTTGTTGCGTTCCAATCCGATTGCACATTTACTTCTGCATTATCCTCAATACCATTTAACTTATTGCTTGATGTAGTATCAAAAGATATTTTGTCATTGTTATTAGAAATATCTGTAATTTGTTGCGCACTAATAGTTGTAGTGTTACCTGCCATTGCTTCATTTGCAGCAGTACCTATAACCATTGAAACCTTTGCAGTATTTAGTGTAACCTCTGCATTTGATGTAACCCTTGCATCAGTAAAATAAAGATTACCATTTTCTGCAATGTCTCCTGTATCAAGTACTACAGTTCCGATTTCTCCATTTACGCTGTCAACAGGTGCAGCACTTGGTATGCTTGGCTTATTTAATATTACAGCTAAACCAGTTGTTGCATTCCAATCGCTTTGTACGTTACTAACTTTTGTTGTGTTATTTGTAACATCGGTATTTTGAGAAACTAAAGTTTGTGTAAAACCTACCTTTGCTGTATTATCTGTAATTGCTGTTGCCTGTGATCCAGAAATTGTAGTTGTATTTCCTGCAAGAGCAGTAGTAGATGTTAAACCAATTTGTAATAAATCTGTATTACCTGCTAAAGCAGTTCCTGCTGATGTACCCAATACCATATATTTATTGGTCGTACCCTCTGCAATATCGTCTGTATCTAAAACTACAACCCCTGTTGCACCGTTTACGCTATCGACAGGCGCACCTGCTGTTGGTGGCACGTTTAAAACTCCGTTAGAAATTGCTAAAGCACCTACATTTCCTGTAACGCTTTGCACTATTCCTAAATTACTTGTAAAATTGCTTGGGTTGGCATTGCTATATGGCGTAAAGCCTAAAGCACTTGTTACATCTGAATTTGTTACTGTATATGTAGAAATAAAATTATCGGGGTTTGTATTGCTGTAAGGTGTAAAACCTAATGCACCTGTTACGTCTCCACTTGTTACAGTATATGTAGTTATATATCCTGCTGGGTTTGTAGCATTATAAGGAGTAAAGCCTAATGCTGTTGTAACGTCACTTGATGTAACGGTGTATGTTGAAATGTAACCTGCAGGGTTTGTTGCGTTATAGGGTGTAAAACCTAAAGCTGTTGTAACATCGCTGCTATCAATACCTGTAATGTAATTGTCGGGGTTTGTGTTACTGTAAGGAGTAAATCCTAAAGCACTTGTAACGTTTGCACTTGTTAAACTTAATGTGCCACCTAATGTTAATGTTATATTAGCTGCTGTACCCCCTGTTGTTAATGTTAAGCCGCTAACTGTCCCCGATCCTGTTACACTTGAAACACCACCTCCACCTGTGCTGACAGTTGTAAAAGTAAATGCACCGCTTCCGTCTGTTGTTAAAACTTGCCCACTTGCACCGTCTGCACCTACATCATCTAAATCAAGCAATCCTAAAGAAACGACACCTGTTGCACCATTTACGCTATTAACATCGTTAACTTCTGCGCCTGTTTCTATTCCTGCAAGTTTAGTTGCATCAACAGTAGGGTATGAATTTTTTGCTGTGTTATCAGTAATTGCTGTTGCTTGACTTGACGTTATACCAACCTTTGCAGTATTTAAAACAATATCATCTGCCTGTGCTGTAGTTATTCCTGTTTTTGCATTGTTTGCTGTAATATCTGATGCCTGTGCCGATGTTATGCCAACCTTATTATTGTTAGTTGTAATGTCACTGGCTTGCGCTGATGTTATACCAACCTTTGCTGTATTCGCAACTACATCAGAATTTGCAGAAACTAATGCATCTGTATAACCTACCTTTGCATTATTAGTAGTTATGTCAGTAGCCTGTGCTGTAGTAATGCCAACCTTTGCTGTGTTTGCAGAAACCGATGTATTATTTGTTACTCTTGTATCTGTAAAGTATAAATTATTTGTACCCTCATTAATATCGTCAGTATCTAAAACTACTGTTCCAACTTCTCCGTTAACACTTGTAACATCGCCACCACTTGCAACAACTTCTGCCCACGCTTGATTTTTTCTTGCGTATTGTTTATTGTCGTTAGGTGCTTCGGGAAATGTAACCTTTAAATTATTAGCTGTAATATCATCTGCTTGCGATTGTGTAATTCCTGTTTTAAGCGTGTTTGCTGCTATTTCGTTTGATTGTGCAGTAGTTATACCAACTTTATTATTATTGCTTGTTATGTCGCTTGCTTGCTGCGTTGTAATACCTACCTTTGAATTATTGTTAGTTATGTCTGATGCCTGTGTAGGTGTAATTCCTACCTTTAAGGTATTGGCTACAACATTACTGTTTGCACTTACTCTTGCTTCGGTGTAATATAAGTTATTTGTACCCTCCGTAATATTATCAGTATCAAGTATAACAACTCCCGTTTGTCCGTTTACACTTTCAACTGTTCCTGTACCACCAACAACAACCGCCCAACCTTGCGATTGCCTTGCATACTGTTGACCGTCATTAGGTGCTTCGGGAAAAGAAACCTTTGCAGTATTTAAAACAACAGCGCTATTAGCTGAAACTCTTGTATCTGTAAAATATAAATTTGTACCCTCTGCTATATTAGTACTTGTAAGAACAACAACCCCTGTTTGTCCGTTTACACTATCTACAGCACCACCACCAGAAAAACCAACAACAGTCGCATTTGTTAAATCTAATGTTCCTGTAAAACTTGCTGATGCTGTCCCTAAACTTAAAGTTGATGCGTTTCCACTTCCGTCAGTTATGTTTTGCTCAACAGCACCAATAATGCCATTATTAGATGTTTTTATTAAACCTGTGTATGTTTCAGATATTTTAGTATTATATAAAGTTGCCATACTATTTTTTGTTTTTTGTTTTTACCTTTTTTAAAAAGGTTTTTAATTTTTCTATGTTTGTTTTTTTCGGTTTATAAATCATAATACCCAACCATTAAAAGTTGCGTCGTTGCTTGGGTAAATGTCATCATTAACATTACTTGTATATTCAGGGTATGTTGTTTGATTAAAACTCATAAAATCTATAAATCTTCTGCTGTACCATTCTGCATTTGTTCGTGCTTTTTCTACTAAAAAATCTATTTCGTTTTTATCAACTGATTGCGAATTTTCTGATGTATGCTTAAATACTCCACCGTTTTTTATTTGATACGCTGCAAAAGGCATATAATTTGCTTGCGCATACCATATCAACATTGGCACTATATAATCATCTAATACAGTTTTCCAACGTGCATTTACTGGATCATCAATATAAGGTATTGCAGATGTTAAACCGTCATACATTTTTGTTCCCATTATCTGCTTAACGTCTATCTGTTGTGCAATCTTCACAAATTGTAAAAATTTTGAACTATCCAAATTTCCGTCCATTATAGAATTACGCACTAAATCTGTTCGGTTTATAAATAAAGTTGTTGCCATATTATTTTATTTGTATGCACCCCTGTCGGGCATATTAATTGGTGCAATTTCGCTTTCAGTTGTTCCCGTTGGGTTTATATTATATTTTGCTGGTATTTCTCTTGTTCTTTTATAATCATCTAAATCATTTGACGGCTCCGTTGTAGCTTTCATTCTATATAATAATTTTACCCATTTATGCCTGCAGTAAATTCCGCCCTTAAATTTAAACAAACTATAGTTTTGACCTTTATGTCCAAATTCATTATTTACCCCCCTAAAACTTGCTTGATCAATATCTTCTTTTCTGTATATAATTCCGTCATCTGACAAACGCATCATATTTTTACAAAAATCTCTTGACTGATTACCTGCTTCCATTGGCTTATTAGAGCCTACAACATATTTGTAACGTATTTTAAAATACTCACTATCTAAAAAACTTTCTGCGCTTCCGTTATTTTTTGATGTAATTTCGTCATAAAACTTTTGTAGTTTACTTCTCTTTTTTTTTATACAAATGTTTGCCCAATCTTCATCGCTTATATTTTCATCTGCACTTAATTCGTCAACTAACTCCCATTCGTCAGTAATAGTTTCGCCTTTTAAATTATCAAGTATTGCTTGTCCCATTTCGTCTGACAAAAACTCGTTTGACATTTTTACGCAATTAGGCACTTCTTTTCCGTCTTTTATTTTTGTACCGTATTGTTCGTAACCGTCCCAACATGGTTTTTTTAATTCTTGATGTGTTTCACATGGCATATAATATGTAACCCCCTCTACATCGTGTTCGTGATAACCACCGCACCCCTGTTCCTCTGCTACCTTTATTGCTTCCTCTTTTGTTTCGTATGCTTCTTTTCCGTCAATCTTTTTAAAACTAAACTTGCGCTTTTCAATTCCTGTTTCTTCCTCAATAGTTTCGTCATCTTGTACTGATTTATCTACATCTGTAAACTCTAAAGGTTGTAATGTTGTAAAGTATAGGTTTAAGCTAATCTCATTGTATGCTAATATCTGATCGAAGCAGTCTATTAATAATTCTTGAAACGGTCTTATAACGGTGTTATCCATAAGTAAAGATGCAGTTTTTATTTCTTCTGCATTATTACCTAAACCGCTACCGTCTTTAATACCTAACAGCATTGGCGATACAATACGATGTGCAACCATTATTTTTTGGGTACTTTCTTCACTTAAAAACTGGTATTGGTTATGTGCATCGCTTAATTGTACAGGTGTTATTTCTGCTTGACTTTCTTTGTTATCATTAAATGCAAGTATAAATTTTCCTGCGTTGCTTGTACCGCTGAATTTTTGTGCAATTTTCTTTTCAATTAATTGTCGCTCTTGCTGATTAGGTGTGCCGTTGTTAAAGTTAATTAACATACTCGGTGCAAGACCATTCATAATGTTGTTGAGGTGGTAATTTGACACTTCCTCTTCAAGTTCTGCATATTGTAAACCGCCTTGATAATCTACTGGACTATAATAATAAAAACCGCTTCTGTATGGCTTAATATAATATATTTCGATGCCCTCTTTAGACATTCCAAAAGCTGGTATGCGTAACGGATCATCGTTTCTTGTAATATTTGCCCAATCCTCAAAATAATAATATGCTGGTATTTTTCCGTCATCATCGCATTTTTCTGCTCTTAATGT